ACAGCGTTTACTGTTATAGAAAGGGGCCTTCGGGCCCCTTTTTTTATGCCTAAATTAGTTAACATATATTTGTGTAAAAACTTGCATATAACGACACGATATGTATAATTAACTTGTAACTAACAAAAACCGGAGAGAAAAAATGAGAGAAAAAACTTTAATCAAAAAAATCAACAGACTAAGGCCAGAAGCTAAAGCAACTCCATTGTCTGAATTTTACGATAACCCAGAGGTTGAGGGCATTTGGTTTAGACAAGAAGGCAATGAGCACTCAGATGGACTTCCCATTTACGATTGTTATTGTGAGTTTGGAATACATATAGATACTGATGGAGTGCATGGCGAGTTATACAAAATCCTAGAGGCTGCTGGATGGTATGCCGAACCTTACGATGCTGGCACTCTAATGGCTTATGAGGGGTGACAATGGACTTAAACCTAAATTGGTCTAAAGGTAAAAAGCAGTCGGACGGTCGGCTGCTTAAAACCGCTAAGCCTACGGAAGAGTTTTGGGCGCTTTGGAGAGTTAAAAAAAGGGCTCTCAAAAAAGCCGGTTACGCAGTTAGCAAGATTGACGACGCCTGGCTAGTTACACAAACGGTTGATGACAACGCTGCAATTGAGCAGTCAGCGGCCACTACCTCAGACATGGAAATACCTGTGCCAGACGGCTTAGCTTACCTTCCGTTTCAAAAAGCGGGCATAGCTTATGCGTGTGAGCGTAAAAATACGCTTATCGGCGATGACATGGGCTTGGGCAAAACCATCCAGGCAATTGGCATAATTAATGTAGTAACTCCAAAAACGGTGTTAGTTATTTGCCCAGCGTCTTTAAAGCTTAACTGGAAAAGCGAAATGAAAAAGTGGTTGGTTGCTGAGCGCACCATTGATGTTATTAATGGGGGTGGTGATCAGATACCGGCTAACCCTGACGTTATTATTATCAATTATGATGTGCTTACAAAGCACGCCAAGGCGCTACAATCTAGGACCTGGGGCGTGGTTATTATGGATGAGGTTCACAAGATCAAAAACCCTAAAGCCAAGCGTACAATTATGGCCGTTAGCATCAAGGCGCACCGCAAAGTGTTGCTCACAGGGACCCCAATAACCAACAGGCCAATTGAGTTACAGCCAATAGCTGGCTACTTAGACCACGATAGTTTTGGCAATTTTTTCTATTTTGCTAAAAAATATGCCGGTGCTTACAAGGGCAAATTTGGCTGGGACTTTAGCGGATCTTCTAATCTAGATGAGCTGCAAAGAAGATTGCGCCAGGCTTTTATGATCCGCAGAAAAAAAGATGAGGTATTAAAAGACCTTCCAGCAAAAGTGCGCCAGGTAATAGTTTTACCCAATAAGTCTTACAGCGAAGAGCTAACCAAGGAGTTTGAAGCACTGTCTGACGCCGTAGAAGAAACCAGCTTTGAAGAAGTGTCGTTTGAAAAAATGTCTGGAGTTAGGCATGAAATGGCTTTGGCAAAAGTTAATGACATTGTTGACCACCTTACTGACCTGGAACATCAGGTAGTTGTTATGGCGCATCATAAAGACGTAGTAGAGGGCATAAAAGAAGGGTTAGAAGCAGTTGGCAGGTCCGTTGTTACTTTGACTGGCGACTGTAATCAAAAGCATCGACAAAGCTCTATAGACACCTTTCAGGACGGCAAAGCCGATGTCTTTATAGGCACAATCGGAGCTGCGGGCGTTGGAATCACGTTGACTAAATCAAGCCATGTGGTTTTTGCAGAGCTAGATTGGGTGCCTGGTAATATGAGCCAGGCGGAAGATCGCTGCCACAGGATTGGCCAAGAAGATTCAGTGTTAGTACAACACCTAGTTGTTGACGGATCTATTGACGCCAGAATGGCCGAGGCTTTGGTTAAAAAACAAAAAGTTTTAGACAAGGCTTTAGATAACGTACAAATGCTAGATCAAAGCATATCTATTAACGATTTAGCGGTTGGCGTTAAAGAAGTAGAAAAGATCTTTCACAATAAAAAATTGAAGTGCTTTAATGACGAGACTGTTGATGCCATGAAAGCCTGTGCAAGTTTCTTGGCAGCAAGATGTGATGGCGCCATAGAAGATGATGGGCAGGGCTACAACGGCCTCGACAGCCGTTTTGGCAAGTCAATTTCTGAACAGTTAACCTGGACCCCAGCTGTACAGCACGCGGCCAAAAAAATGTTAAGAAAATACAGAGAACAATTGCATCGAGGCGGGTTGTCTGTAGAATATAAGTCTATCTACTAATCCACTTGGTAGAAGACTACTAATCCCCTAGTAGAAGAGCTAAAGATAAGGGACCTTCGGGTCCCTTTTTTTGTTCACCACTTTTTTTTTAGTTTAATGTTTTTGATGCTATACTCGTAAACGGGACTAGGATTATTAAACAGTCTATCGACCGGCCTAGCGGACATTTGCCAAGACGATAGATCAATTCTCTTAGGAGGGAATTATGGCTAACACAACATTTAATGGACCGGTTAGGTCCGAAAACGGCTTTGAGCAAATTTCTATTGCGGCCAAAACAGGCACGGTTACCACAAATCTAGATGTGGACACCAGCGGTAACTTAGTTACTACTGGGTATGTAAGTGCTTACTCGAATATCAGCAGCATTACAGATGCTACCAAATCAGTAGAATCCACTGATTCAGGTGCTGTTTATACCCTTAACAGGGCAGCAGGTATTGTGGTAACACTACCAACTGCTGTGGCTGGGCTTAACTATACATTTATAGTAGGCACAACCTTTACAGGTGCAGGACAAATTAATACAGACAATTCCAGTGATTTATTCTCTGGTTTTGCTCATATTTTTGACCCAGCAACTGCAACAGACATGAATACATTTATTCCTGATGCCAGTGATGACGACACCATTGATTTGGGAACGGCAGGGCAAGGTTGGCTTGTAGGCGGAATTATTCGCCTAGTGGCGACCAGCGCAGCAGTCTGGCATTGCGAAGCCTTTCTTCATGGCGACGGTACACTAGCTACTCCATTTGAGTAAGGAGTAAATTATGGGAACTAGACTACCTGGCTCAGACGTAAAGGCGGTTAATATAACCGCCGATACGGTGGCTTTGGATGCCGATGGGATATCAGTAGCAGCAGCCGTTGGAAATAACGCAGCGCTTACAATAGGCGGGGCCTTAGCAAGCGGCGGGTCGGTAACTCTATCGCACGGTAGAATAGTTACAATTCTTTCTGCTGGCGATGATTCTGCAATATCATTCACTGTGGTTGGCACTGACGTTGACGGCGATGCCCAAACAGAGTCAATAACAGGAGCAAATGCAGGTACAGCGACTGGTGCAGTTTATTTTTTAACTGTCACGTCAATTACAGCTGTGGGTGACCCAGCTGGTAACGTCTCTGCTGGCGTGAACGCTTCCGCAGCAGATGTCATCTGGGCGGGTAGGGCTAGATTCCAGGGTATTAATCTTGTATGCACAGGAACGGCTGGAGTGTTAGATTTTCTAACAACAAGCCCGACCGGCACATCTATATACAAAGTTGGTACTGTGGCTTCAGCTACTACTACTAGAGATCTGACAATACCAGACGCAGGGATGATTTTTGCGTCAGGGATATATGTGCAGTACACGGTTTCTACGTTTAATACGTTAACGGTATTTAGGGCTTAAAATAAACTATGGCAACTATTAAAGATGCCAATAGGACCAAAAGTGGGAAGCTCGCTTATAGAGGCGAGTTTTTCGCTGGTCTTGTAAAAACCGGCAGATAATATGACCACACCTAGACGAGATTTTAGAAGGCCACCACCAGGACGATTTGGTGGGATTGGCGGTTTGTTTGGCGGTATGGGTGGCGGTATGGGTGGCTATAATCCTTTTATGGGAGGCGGTTTTAACCCTTATCAACAACAACGAAATCCTTTTATGGGTGGTGGCATGGGTGGCTTTAACCCTTACCAACAACGTATGCCATTTATGGGCGGTGGGTTTAACCCTTATCAACAACAACGAAATCCTTTTATGGGTGGTGGCTTTAACCCTTATCAACAACAACAAAATCCTTTTATGGGCGGTGGGTTTAACCCCTTTATGGGTGGTGGCTTTAACCC